CCTTTAGTTCGTAAAGTATTCGGAACTATCGTAGCTAAAGAATTCGTTTCAGTTCAACCAATGAACATGCCTTCAGGTCTTGTGTTCTTCTTGGATTTCCAATATGGTAATGCTAAGAACCCATTTGCTGCTGGTAGTTCTTTATATGGTAACAGAAACGCTTCTGGTCAATTCCCATTCGCTAATACAGCCGCTGAAGGTGGTTTATACAACCCTGGTAATAAATGGACTTTCTCAAGCAACCAATTCTCATCTTCAATTACAGTTACCTCTTCTTTAGGTGGTACTTTTACTCCTGCTGTTGCTGCTAACAATGGTGTGTTAGTTTCTGCATCATGGGCTGACTTAAACTTTGATTCTGCATTCTCAGCTTCTATCGCTGGTCCAGGTTCAATTTACAAATTAACTATTACTGCTTCTAGCTTACCAGGATTTGATTCTGATGGTGTTAGAGGTATTGTAGCAGTTTCTAGTTCATTTGTAACTAGTGGTAGCCAATTACCTCAATTTACTACTTACACTTACACAGGTGCTGGTTCAGGTTCAATCAACTTGTACTTCACAGGTTCAGCTAACTATGTTGGTTTAACAGCAACAGCTGGTACTTATACTGTTCTTTATACCAAAGCTACTACTGATGTAAACCGTGGTGATTTTGAAGATTCAGGTTCTTACTCTATTCCTAACACAGCTGGTGGATCTTCTACCATCGTGATTCCTGAAATCAACGTTAGAATGCAATCTCAAGCTATCACTGCTAAAACCAAGAAATTGAAAGCAGTATGGACTCCTGAGTTTGCTCAAGATTTAGCTGCTTACCAAAACATTGATGCTGAAGCTGAATTGACTAACATTATGAGTGAGTACATTTCAATGGAAATTGATTTGGAAATCTTAGATATGTTGATCGAAGATGCTGCTGCTGGTACTGAATATTGGTCAGCTATTAACAACACTGTAATCACTTCACCTACTAGTTTACCATCTACTTTATCTTCTGGTTACTACAATACTCAAGGACAATGGTTCCAAACATTAGGAACTAAAATCCAAAAGTTGAGTAACAGAATTCACCAGTTAACTTTACGTGGAGGTGCTAATTTCTTAGTTACTTCTCCTACAGTTGCTACTATTTTAGAATCAATCCCAGGATTTGCTTCTACAAATAATGGTGAAGCTGAACAAATGGAGTATGCTTTTGGTGTACAAAAAGTTGGTTCAGTTAATGGTCGTTACAAGGTTTACAAGAACCCATACATGACTGAAAACTTAATCTTGTTAGGTTACAAAGGATCTCAATTCTTGGAATCAGGTGCAGTATTTGCTCCATACATTCCTATGATTATGACTCCTTTAGTATACGATCCTGATACCTTCACTCCACGTAAAGGTTTATTGACTCGTTACGCTAAGAAGATGTTACGTCCTGAATTCTATGCTAAAATTTATATTAATGGTTTAAACACCATCTAATCTAAAACAATAGAATATTAAAAGAGCCCTGAGAAATCAGGGCTTTTTTTTTACTAGTATAGGCCTATATAATATGTATAATAAATAAAGTTATTAAAATACATTTTATGAAAGAAACACCAAGTCAGTTACCAATTCAAAGTTATGTAATGAATTTTCCATTCTCATTATCTACAGCAGATCCAAATAATATTTGGATGCAGGAATTAACAGATGATGAATTAAGAGTTAATAAACCTAAAGCTTATAAACAATTTATGGACTTGTATCAGTTCATGGCTGGTGGATCTTTAGTTCATTTATTACCATCAGAAGGTAACTTACAAGATCAAGTTTATGTGGCTAATTTAGGATTACAATTACCTCATATTAAAAACGAAAATCATATTTTATTATCTAACTTTACTTCAGATCCTCGTAAAGGTGAAGAGTTAGTTGGTGAGAAATTCTTTAACCAAATGGGTTATAAAACTCATATCTCTCCTTACAAATGGGAAGGTGAAGCTGATATTAAATATCTTTATGGTAACAAATATATTGGTGGTTACGGTATTCGTTCTAACATTAAAGCTTATGAATGGATGGAAGAAAATTTCAACATGGATATTATTAAAGTAGCTATGGTTGATGAATATCTTTATCACTTAGATTGCTCAATTTTCGCTTTAAATCAAGACCAAACACTAGTTTGTACTGAATTATATGATGAAGAAGAATTACAAATGATAGAAAAACATACTGAAATTATTGATATTGATGTAGAAGATGCTTTAGGTGGACTAACAAATTCAGTTAAATATGGTAATATGATTTTATGTGCTTCTAACATTTCAGAAATGAAAAAATCTCATGAATATTATGAAGGCGAAAAACATAAGATTGAAACATTAGAAAAAATATGTTCTAATGCAGGTATGGAACCAGTTATTTTCAATTTATCTGAATATATGAAATCAGGAGCTATGTTGTCTTGCATGGTTATGCATCTTAACAGAGTAGATCATTTAAAAACGTTACTATAATGGCACAAACGCTAGAAGAATGGTTGAACGGTGAAGTAAAACAACTTCAAAAAATGCCTGTTGGAGAATTATCTAATACTTTTTTCTTTAGAGATCCAATTCGTCCTAACTATATAGATTATGAACATTTTTATAGCCCAGCTGATGGAACTATATTGTATCAAAAGTTTATTAAGGATCCTTCTGAACCTATAGTTGAAATTAAGGGTATGAATTATACTCTTCAAGATGTTGTTGGTGATGATGAATATAATAAACCATCATTAGTTATTGGTATATTTATGTCATTTTATGATGTTCATATCAATCGTATACCTTATGGAGGTATGCTTAAATATAAGGCACTAGACGCGATTCAATCAACTAACAAACCGATGTTAGCCTTAGAAAAGGATATATTAAGAAAAAAGATTAATCCTGCTAACATGGAATATTTAAAGTATAATGAACGTATGTGGAACCAAATCTACTCACCTTCTTTAGATTATACTTATTATTTAATTCAGATTGCTGATGAGGATGTAAATGTTATTTCTCATTTTACTAATGATCAAAATGATATTTTCGCACAAAATGAACGTTTTTCTCAAATTCGCTGGGGTTCTCAAGTTGATTTAGTATTACCTTTAGATGATAGATATGATTTTGAACTCTGCCTTGATGATGCTATACATGTCAATGCCGGTTTAGATAAATTAGTGAAGATAATAAACAAATAAAAACATATGACATCTTTACCACATACCGATGAGGTATACAAAGAAAAAAGAAAACCAAAAAACCCAATAACTTTTGGTATTCAACTTAATGAGGAACAAAAAATAGCTAAAGCTGAAGTTTTAAAGAATCATGTGATTGCTATTAAAGGTAAAGCAGGTTCTGGTAAAACAATGTTAGCTGTTCAAATAGGTTTAGATCAATTATTTAATAAAGAAATAGAAAAATTAATTATAGCTCGTCCTTATGTTACAGCAGGTGAAGATATAGGATTTTTACCAGGAGGAGTAGATGATAAATTATCTTACCTAACATCTCCTATTTATAATATAATGTATGATTTAATAGGTAAACCAAAAACTGAAAAATTAGTTACTGAAGGATCAGTTATAGTAGCACCTTTTGGATTTTTAAGAGGTAATACATTTTCTAATTGTTATGTAATGATTGATGAGGCCCAAAATGCTACTATGAAACAAACAGAATTGATGATTGGTCGATTAGGTATGAATTCTAAAATGGTTTTTTGTGGTGACATGTCTCAATGTGATCTTAGAAATAAAAAAGAATCAGGATTTGATTTCTTTTTAAAACTAGAATTAGAGGTTAAAGGAGTAAAAGTATTACATTTAGAAAAAAATCATAGACATGCTGTAGTAGATCCTGTTTTGGAAGTATTTTCTACATATAGAGATTAACATTTTTCCTGTATCTTTAATATTTATAACAAAATTTTATGGCTGCAGGAAAATATAACATAGTAATTGAACAAGGTGCTACTTATCAAATAGAACTTCAATATAAGGATTCAAATAATCTACCAATTGATCTTTCAGGATATTCTGGTAGAATGCAAATTAGACCATCTGTAGGTTCTACTGTTTCATATTTATATTTATCATCTTCATTACAACCTGATGGAACAGGATTAAATTTTTCAGGTTCTAATGGAACTACTCCTCCTAAATCAGGGTCAATAGGTATTTTCATTTCAGCTACTACTTCATCTTTATTAACTTTTGTAACTGGGGTTTATGATTTAGAATTACAATCTGGTTCTATTGTAACAAGACTATTACAAGGTAATGTACAATTATCAAAAGAAGTAACTACAACTCCATAATGTATGTCTGATAATACTGTTGTATCACCTCAAGATAGTAATATATCTTTATTTGCTAATAACAATATTGTTGTTATAACAGATAGTGATCAAAATCAGATTATTGTAACTCAACCAAATAATAATATTGTTCAGGTTACCTTACCACCAAATTCTAATAATGTAACCCAACAAGAAAATATTACTGTTATTAATGATCCTTCATTAAAACAAGTTAATATAACAGATCAAAGTGTAAAAGTTATACAATTAACAACTTTAGGTCCACAAGGTCCACAAGGTCCACAAGGTATTCAAGGACCAGCAGGAAATCCATTCCCTTTTTCTGGTTCTGCTATAATATCTGGTTCTTTAATAGTTACAGGATCAAGTGATTTTACCTTTTTAACATCATCAGATGCTTTAATAACAGGAAATGTTGTAGTACTAGGTACTGCATCTATTAATACATTAGTAGTTAATCAAACACAATTATCAACTGGTTCAAACCAGTTAGGTGATTCAGTTAATGATACTCAAACTTTATATGGAACAGTAAGAATACCAACAGGAAGTTTAACAGTAACAGGATCTACTTTAATTAGTAGCTCTGCTGCTATTCAACTTCAAGTTGGAACTAACTTATTGTTCATATCAAGTTCTGGTAACATAGGTATAGGAACAAGCACTCCTTCAACTAAACTAGATATATCAGGTTCAGCAAACATAACAGGATCTCTAGGAATAACAGAAACTATAAATATGTTTGGCCCTGCATATACAGGTACAACTAAAACAATTTTAAGACTACCTAATAATTACTACGGAAACGTAAGTAGTTCTATAGATTTTGTTCCTAACTTTTTAGGTACTGGTAATGATGCTATACGAATAGGCACGCCAGCAGGAGCAGTAAGAATATTAAATACTACATATGGTTACCAGTATATAGATTTAATCGCCGGAGGTAATACTATATTTGATAATTCAGGACCAAATACAGGAACTACATTTACAATAAACACAGGAGGTTATTTAAATGCTTCTTTTAACTGGGATAATACAGTTGGATTTAATTCCATGACTGCTGGTGCTAGGCCGTACCGATTCTTAGGCGGTACAAGTTATAGCTTTCCATCTAACGTAGGTATTGGTACAACAACACCTTCAGCTTCACTACACATCTCAGGTTCATCAGGATCAGTATTATTAGAGATAGATTCTAACTCCTCCCAGAATATACTTTATGTATCCGGATCAGGTAACATCGGTATTGGAACTGGAACTCCTAATTATCCTTTAGATGTGAGCGGGTCAGCTAGAGTGAACGGTAGCTTTGTTTTTGCAACTGATGGTTCTGGCGGTAATGGATTAAGTTTTACTCGAAACAGCTCTAATAATTGGACATGGGGCACTTCCGGTATTGGTAATATAATGTTAATTCAAGGTAATTTAGTAACATTACCTCAAGTCGTTATCGCTAATAACGGATTATATGTAACACCCGGTGATAATGCAACAACCTCTGGTCTTACAATAACATCCGGTTCATATCCTGCTGCTACTTTATTAAGAGTAGGTACTTCTACATTAGTTGTAACAGGTTCAAATGTTGGAATTGGAACTACAACACCAGTTTACAGCTTAGATGTTTCCGGAACTGGTAGATTCTCAGGTAATGTTCAGATAACCGGTTCAGCAACTAACAGTCTATTAGTTAAAGGCTCCGGTACAACATCAGCAACCACAGCCCTACTAATACAAAATGCAAATGCTTCTAGTTCTTTAGTAGTACTTGATGACGGTAGCACGAGTATAACAGGATCATTAAATATATCTGGCAGTATTTACAACAATGGAGTAAATATTCAAGCTTTAGCTATAGCATATGCAATTGCTTTAGGATAATTATATATTTATAATAAAATATGTTATATATAATATACAAACAATTGGAAGGAATGTCAGATTCATGGGTTGAAAAAATCAATGAACATGATGCTATTTATTCTTATCTTAATAGAGAAGAAGCAGATAGGATTTGTAAAGTTTTACAAGACGGACATCCTGATAGTATAAAATTTAAAGTTGTAGAAATTTATAATTCTGAAAATTAATGAAAGTATTATTTGAAAATTATGGCTTTAATGCTGCTTCTAAGCAGATAACTTTTAATACTTCTTCAAGTATTTCTTTAGATCAACTATTAGTTATCACAAATGTAACTAGAAATATTATTATTTATAACTTTGCAGATCCATCAGCTGGAGGTAGTATAACAAATAATGTATTAACATTAACTTATAACACTACAGCAATGGCTAATGGTGATATATTGCAAATATTTTTAGACAATACATTAACTCCTGCATCAGATGAAATGATCATAGTTCTTCAAGAACAAAACGATCATTTACTTAGAATGATTAAATTATTAGAACCTAGTGGAGTAGTTGGAAGTACAGGAAGACAACAAATTCATGTTACGAATTTTGATCCTTCTCCATTAGTTCAACAATATCAAACTTATATTGGATCATTATCTACTGTTATAAGCACAGCAGAATCTACTTTTAATCTCCACTCAAGAGTAGCATATGCAACATTAAGACAACAACTAGAATTCAGTTAATATGGCATTAGTAAATAAATTAAGAAAAATAGTAGATCTACCAGTAGTAGAATGGTTGCGATATTCACCATTTTCATCTGCAGCAACCAATACCCTTATAACCCCACCAACTGCAGACACTGGAAGTCAGCATTACAGATATTTCTATGGTACTAATAGTACTGATCAATGGAGATATGATACTTATTCTGATGGGTGGTCTTATTTTGGAGCTTTATTACCTAACTCTCCTGCATCTACTGTAGGAGGAACCTGGAAATCAGATGATGGCCACCACGGTAATATGTTATTTGCTACAGGTAGTGTTGCTACTGGTTCCTTTGTAAATGAACATGCTGTAGTAGGAAATAAAATCAAAATTATTGCTGGAACTGGTTTAGGACAAGTTAAAACTATTGTAAGTGCTTCAGCTCCCGTTGATGTAGAATATATGACTTTAACAAGTTATACTAACTCAGGTACTGGTTTAGGAGCAATTACAGATTCATCTAAAAAATGGATTATAAACCAATGGAGAAATTATCAAGTACTAGTTTACTTAGGTACTGCACAACAATATGTAATTAGAAAAGTTTTATATAATAATAACGATACTTTATTCTTTGCTAATGCTGAATGGCATGTAATTGACCCACACCAAGCATATAACATGGTTTGGGATGGTAACTCAATTACACCTTCTACTTCTTATGGTTCAAGAGCAGTTATTCAATATAATACAATTACAGTAGATACCCCATGGACTGGTTCTTTAGATAAAACTTCTAAGTATGAAATCCAAACCGGTATTTTACATAGTATCCAAATTATATCAACAAACGGTTTCTTTTTACATTATTGGTATGATCCAATTTATGCTAACTGGTTTCCAGGTCATGCTTTAACAACAGTATTGCCTTCTTATACTGCAGGTACTGAATTAGCTATAGAGGGTATTGATACTAAGTATACACCTATTTTTGTAACAGGATCAATTACTTCTGCTACTTCTAGATCTGTAACTGATTCTACTTTAACTCTGGTTTCAAACCAATGGAATAACTACAGACTTAAAAATCTAACAGACGGTCAAGAAAAACATATTATATCTAACGACACAAATACTTTTTATTTTAAAGGTGACTGGGATTTGCCTATGAGTGCTAGCAACCAGTTTCAAATAGTACATGATGATGATAAGATGTATATGAATGGAGGATCTTTTTCAACAATGGCTCAATATTCATTACGTAATAATTCATGGTATCCTTCTCAAAGATTTGATGATGGAGTAGTAAACATAGCTTATGTGAGACAATCTCAAAGTTTTGAAATGCAAATTCCAATCACCGCTATTACAAGAACAGGTCAAGTTGCTACAGTAACAACAATTACAGGACATCCTTTTATAACAGGTGATATAGTATTTATATCAGGAGCATTAGGGGTGGATTCTCAATATTATAACGGTTTCTTTACAGTTACAAGTTCTTATCCTTTATCAACAGCTTTAACAAGTACAACCCAACCTACTGCATTTACATATTGGATGTCAGCTACACCAAGTGCTAACGCTACTTTAAATGCACATACTACTTTACAAGTTTTTGATACTTCTAAGAATTGGCAAAGAAATGAATTATCAGGTAGTATATTCCAAGTATTTTCATCTTCACCTACAGCACCAACTACACAATATAGAAAAATTATCTCTAACACATCTCAATCTGTTACTTTTGATTTAGCATTAAGTACAGGTGTAACTTCAGGTGTGTGGGGTTATAACATTTTAAGTTCAGCTTCATTTGGGGCTAGTCCTGGATTAGATACAACAGAAACTAGTAGTTATTTCTTTAGTGGAAGTACAGTTTCAGGAACACCATATGTGTTTATTTCTTCAAGTTTTTCTTCAAGTATAACAAATATTCCATTAGGTGCCCCTATTACTGGCTCTGGTATTGGTACTAACTCATTCTTTAGGTCATGGGCAATTGAACCGACAGCTCCTTTATTTATTACAATGTCTTTATCTGTTAATACTACCGCTACTAATAACAATTTAGTATTCACAGGTAGTTTAGCTTTAACTAGAGGACACGGTATAGCAACCGGTGGATCTACTACTACTTTAATTGACACTACTAAATCTTGGCCTACTAACTTTTGGGCTGGTTCTCGTTTAAGAATGTTAGCTGGAACAAATGCCGGTGCTGAGTATGCTATCACTGCTAATACTACAAATACATTAACTTATGCTACAGCAACTGCTCCTGATACTTCATCAGTTTATAGTATTATACCTATCCAACCAAGAGCAGTAGGTAGTGATATGAAATGGGTTTATGGGATAGGATCATCTGGTTTACATAATATAAATGAATCTGGAAAATATTTATATTGTTTTGAAGCTAATAGTACTATGAGATTCCAAAAATATAACATAGCTACTATGAGATATGAAACATTATTTATTACTCCTTTTAACCACATGACTGGTGAAAACTTAACAACAGGTACAATGTATGCTTACGATGGAAACAACAGAATCTACATTCAACCTAATACATCAGCTCGTATTATTTATATAGATACTGACAAGGATACTTCAGAATCATCAGGTCAAATACCAGCAGGTATGTCAACAGCACGACAAGGAAGAAAATTTTGGGTTAAACAAACTGAAGAGGGTCTTAAATATATGTACATAATGAGACATAATGATACACCTTGGTGGAGACAATTAATTTTTTGGTAAACTATTAATTTAAACATAAAATACTAATATTTATTAACACATAATAATACAAGTTGCAAACATTAAAAAATAAATAACGTTATATGGAAAACACAAAATTAACAGTAGAGGAACTTGAAAAGTTATCTTTTTACCAACAAAGATCTCAAAATCTTGCTCTTGAAGTAGGAAATGTAGAATTAGGAATTGTTTCTTTACAAATTCGTAAAGATGAGTTTTTAAAAACATTTAATTCTTATAAAGAAGAGGAAAATATTTTTGGACAAGAATTATCTCAAAAATATGGTAACGGAATGATTGACCTAGAAAAAGGTGAATTTATTCCTTCTTAATTAAATCTTAACTTAAAAATTAAAGGACCTATTTATTGGGTCCTTTCCTTATTTTAAATATTTATAATCAAATACTATGAATATTCCAATTTGGCCCGGCTCATCATCATTTTTTCCTGGTAATACTCCTTTTGGGTTTTATGATAATGACTACCAATTTCAAACAGACGCGGATAAAGTGTCTAGATTTTGTTCTTTGCGTTTAGGTTATCCTATTGAAAATGTTGAATTACAAGATTTAAATTTTTATGCTGCTTTTGAAGAAGCAATAACTGTATATGGTAATGAAGTATATTCTTATCAATTAAGAGATAACTATTTATCTTTAGAAGGTGCTACAACAGCCTCTGTTTTAAACAATGCTTTAATTACTCCTAGTTTAGGTCCTATTGTTAGGATGTCTCAACAATATGCTGAAGAAGCAGGTACAGGTGGTAATGTAACTTGGTATAGTGGTTCTGTTACTTTAACTTCTAGTTTACAAGATTATAATTTAGAAGCTTGGGCAACTGAACAAAACATAACTGGTGGTATTGAAATTAAAAGAGTATTTTATGAAGGTACTCCTGCGATTAACCAATTGTATAGTCCTTGGGCTGGTTTAGGTCCTGGTACTACAGCTGCTGTTGGTTTGTTAGGATTAGCAGGTTATGGACCTTCAACAAACTATGTCTTAATGCCCTTAAGTTATGACATAGCAAACATTCAGGCTATTGAAATGAGCAACGCTGTTAGATATTCTAACTATACTTTTCAATTAATTAATAACAGATTAAGAATATTTCCAATACCAGGAGGTGATGATAGTGGAACACAATTGTGGTTTAATTATATTAAAATAGATGATAGAAATAATGCTGCTATAACAAATGCTCCTTCTAAAATAACTAATGTAAGTAACACACCTTATAATAATCCAAACTACTCTCAAATAAATGCTCCTGGTAGGAGTTGGATTTTTGAATATACTTTAGCATTATGTAAAGAAATGTTAGGTTATATTAGAGGTAAATACTCATCAATCCCTATTCCAGGTGCTGAAGTTACTTTAAATCAAGCTGATTTAATAAGTGCAGCTACTTCTGAGAAAGAAGCTTTAATAACAAGATTAAGAGAATACTTTGATACAACATCAAAACAATCATTACTTGAAAGAAGAGCGGCTGAAACTACTGCCCGTCAAACTGAATTATTACAAGTTCCAATGACAATTTATATAGGATAAGATGGCTTTATTTGGTGGTAGTCGTGATATAAGTTTATTTAGAACAATTAACCGTGAGTTAATGGCGAATATTATCTCTCAAGAGGTAGTGTTTTATAAATGTAATTTAACGGAAACTAAAGTTAATATGTATGGTGAAGCATCATCTGGTAGAGTATTTGATAAACCTGTTTTATTTAATGCTTTAGTAGAAGTTGGTGACCAAACTGCACCTATACAAGATGATTTAGTAGGATTTAATTGGCCTTTAACAGTTAAGTTTTTACGTGATGATTTAGTAGATGCTAATGTTGTTCCTGAAATTGGGGACTTCATTATGTGGCAAGATGCATATTGGGAAATTGATAATGAAAATGTAGTACAATTCTTTGTAGGTAAAGACCCTGATTATCCTTACTATGATGACCAAGGAAATAACCCATTAAATCCAGGTTTAGAAGATTTTGGTTACAACTTATCAGTAATTGTGACCGCCCATTATGTGCCTGCTGATCGTGTTGGTATTGATAAAACAAGATTATAATGGCTAGAGAAAGAAAACCAATTCCAAAAACCCAAAAAGAGATTTCTAACTCTTTAGTAACTCCTTTTGACAAGGAACAAGGTAATCCTAACAATGCTGTTCCTAATGAAAATAATAGAGCTTTACAACAGTCTTGGAGAGGAGATACAGTTAAACCTTACACTGTAGGTATTCAAGATATTGATGAAGCTATTTTTTATTATTTAGAAAATGTAGTTAAACCTTCTGTAATACAAAACGGTGAATATATTCCTGTTCCTGTATTATATGGTTCTCCTGAGAAATGGAAATCATATCAAAGAGATGGTGTTTTAAGAGATAATAAAGGTAGTTTAATGGCTCCTTTAATTATTTTTAAAAGAAATTCTATGGATAAAAATAGGTCTTTAGCAAATAAAATAGATGCTAATAACCCTAACAACTATGGAATATTTCAAAAATCATATAATCCATCAAATGCTTATGATGCGTTTAATGTTTTAAATAATAGAAAACCTGAAAAACAACTTTATGCTGTTGTTGCTCCTGATTATGTGACTGTAACTTATTCATTTGTTATTTTTACTTACTATGTAGAACAACTAAACAGAATAGTAGAAGCCATGAATTACGCTTCAGATGCTTATTGGGGTAATCCTGAACGTTTTAAGTTTCAAGCTAGAATTAATTCATTTGGTTTCCAAACTGAACTAAATGAATCAGCTGAAAGAGTAGTTAGAAGTACTTTTGATGTTGTATTGAATGGTTACATTATACCTGATACAGTTCAAAAAGATTCTACAGCTATTAATAAGTTTAATAATAAAACTAAAACAACAATCTTTTTTGAAACCACTGATACTATAGATTAATGGCGTTATTAAGTAAACCAGGTTTAATACCTTTACAGATTGAAAGCAATGGAAATCTAATTACAACCCAAGTTAACAAAATTAACTTTGTGGGGGCAGTTACTGGTTCTATAGGTAATTTTAATGATATAACAATACAGATAGGAATAATTCCTACTGCTTCTTTTGCTATTTCTTCTTCATATGCTTTAGTAGCTACAACAGCATCTTATGCTTTAACCTCTACTTCAGCATCTTATGCCTCAGCTTCTACTTCAGCATCTTATGCTGCTACAGCTTCATTTGTAGCAGGTGGTGCAAGTGGTTTTCCTTACACTGGTTCTGCTCAAATAACTGGTTCATTAGGTATAACAGGATCATTTTCACAATCAGGTTCTGCTAATATATTTTTACAAGGATTAATAAACCAAACCACAGCAACATCCCATGTTGTAACATTTAATAATGCCACTGGACAACTGTTTATAACTGCCTCATCTGCTTTTGGTGGCGGAGGTGGTGGGGGTACTCCTGGTGGTGCTACAAACACTATACAATTTAATAATGCTGGTACTTTTAGTGGTAGTGGTAATTTTACTATAATAGGAGGTAATACTGTTTCATTAACAGGTTCTTTATTAGTTACAGGTTCATCAAGATTTTTAGGACCAGTTACTGGTTCTTCATTTACAGGTTCATTCACAGGTTCATTATTTGGTACTTCAAGTTGGGCTGTATCAGCATCACAGGCTATAAGTTCATCAAGAGCAATAAGTAGTTCTTTTGCTTTAACAAGTTCATTTGCTATAAGTTCATCTTTTGCCTTAAGTGCTTCATTTGTTGCTTATGACAACATAGTAGAATTTTCTGATCTTTCAAGAAATACAATAGCATCTATTAAAAATGTATCAGGGGGATCAATCCCAAAAGGAACACCTTGTTATGTAACATCCTCTGGGGTATCTGGTAACTTATTAGGTGTAGTACCTGCAGATGCTGGAAATCCTAGTTTAATGCCCGCGGGTATTATATCAGCCCAAGCTTTAAATAACGGGGATGAAGGTTTAGGATATATAGACGGATTTATTAACGGAGTAAACACCTCAGCATTTAATTCAGGAGATGAAGTTTTTGTAGCAGTTGGTGGAGGTTATACTAATATAAAACCTACAGGATCAGCTTTAATTCAACCCTTAGGGTATGTTGAAAAAGTAGATTCATCTAATGGATCTGGTTTAATTAATGGACCTGGTCACTTTTTTGAAGTACCTAATATTACATCTGGTCATACTTGGGTAGGTAATATAAACCAAGTAGCTATTCCTATATCAACTGCTTCTTTATTTGTTTCCTCTTCCATATCTTCATCTTATGCTTTAAGTTCATCTTTTGCATTAAGTTCATCTTATGCTTTAAGTTCATCTTTTGCTACCTCAGCATCAAATGCTAACTCTGCTAGCACAGTTTATATTGCTTCAAATGGTGGAACAGATGCTAACTACACCTTAGTATTTAAAAATAGTGCTGGTGCTTTAGACAATTATTATCAATTAGCAGCTGACGGTACAAATGGTCCATATTATAATCCTTCAACAAATATTTTAGGAGGTGTTGGAGGTATTACTGTAAGTGGTAGTATTGGTAGATTTAATACAATAACAGGAAGTGTATCAATTACTGGTTCATTAACAGGATCATTATTAGGTACTTCATCTTTTGCCACTACTGCTTCATATGCCTTATCAGCAGCAACATTTCCATACACAGGCTCTGCAATAATTTCAGGGTCATTAGGAGTAACAGGTAGTATAAGTCAAGCAGATAATTTAGGGGGATTAAGTATAACTCAAGAAATTATTAATTCATCAATTCCCCTTGGTTTAAATGCTGTAGTAACAAAAACAATATCAGGTCCAGCATCTATGTTTCTAGATTATCAAATAATATCAGGGTCTAATCAAAGAACAGGTACTATTATAGCTAATTTTAATAACCTTGGAACTCCAACTTCAACTTATTATGAAACCGTCACTGGGGATATAGGTAATACATCAGTGATATCATTTTTAACAGATGGTACTCCTCCGTATACAATACAAGCAAATAACTCTGGACCAAATTCATACACATTTAAAGCAATTTTAAGATATTTCTAACATGGCAGGCGAATTAATAATAAAAAACGGTTTAAGAGTTTCAGGCTCAACAAGTATATCAGGTTCAATAATAGCAACCTCATTTACAGGGTCATTTTCTGGTTCTATAACATCAGCCTCTTATGCTGCTACTGCCTCTATAGCAATTACTGCTTCTTTTTTCTCAGGCAGTATTTCAAATGCAGTTTCTTCTTCATTTGCTGCTACAGCATCAACTGCTCCTTTATATACTTTAGTAAGTTCAACTTCTTCAATGTTAGCACCTTATTTATTAGTTGCTAATACAAGTTCATTTGTTACTAATTCCCAAACTTCAAGTTTTGTACAAAACAGTCAAACAAGTTCTTTTGTAGTTAATTCCCAAACAGGATCATTTGTACAAAATAGTTTTACTAGCTCAATGTTAGCACCTTATTTATTGGTCACTAACACTAGCTCATTCACTACAACTAGTTCATTTAACGCTTTTACTAGTTCAATAAATACCGCTACTAGTTCATTTGTAAGAAACACTCAAACAAGTTCCTTTGTACAAAACAATCAAACAAGTTCCTTTGTACAAAACAGTCAAACATCTTCAATGTTGTCTCCTTACACTCTTAATTCACAAACAGGATCATTTGTAAGAAACAACCAAACAAGTTCATTTGTAACTAACTCTCAAACTAGTTCTTTTGTACAAAATAGCCAAACATCATCAATGTT